GATGGACCCCATCGCCGAGATGGCCGAGCTAAAGGGGCGCGCTGACGCCGAGCAGGCGTTAGCTACTGTTATGATGGATGCTGCATTGGCCGGCGACACCAAAGCGGCGTTAGAGGTGCTAAAGCATCGGCACGATTGGGTGGCCAAGCAACAGGTGCAGATCGACGTCGCGCAACAAATCAGCGTCATCAGCGCGCTTGAGCAGGCAGAGCAACGCGTAATCGACGTGCAGGTCACCGAGAAACTGGAGCCAACGCTTGCAACAGCCGATCTACAGCGCAGGGGATGAGCAGCAGTTGATGGTGCGGCTCTGGCAGCCGCGCATCAAAGACGACCCGGAAGCGTTTGTATTGTTCGCCTTCCCGTGGGGCCAGAAGGGCACGCCACTAGAGCATTTCACAGGACCGCGCAAATGGCAGCGGAACATCCTGCGAAGCCTGGCGCAGCACATCAAAGACAACGGCGGGCGTCTGGACTACAACGTCTTCCGGCTGGCCGTGGCCTCCGGCCGTGGGATCGGTAAGTCGGCGCTAGTCAGTTGGCTGGTGCTGTGGATGCTGTCCACGCGAATTGGCAGCACCACGATTGTGTCGGCTAACAGTGAGGCGCAGCTCCGCTCGATCACCTGGTCGGAGATCACCAAGTGGCTGGCGATGATGATCAACAGCCACTGGTTTGAGATCAGCGCGACGCGTGTGACGCCTGCAAAATGGCTGGCTGAGATCGTCGAACGGGACTTGAAGAAAGGCACGCGCTTCTGGTCTGTGGAAGGCAGGCTGTGGTCAGAAGAGAACCCCGACGCGTACGCGGGCTTGCACAACAGCGACGGCGTGCTGCTGATCTTTGATGAGGCGTCAGGTATTCCAGACCCGATCTGGGACGTGGCGCAGGGGTTCTTTACCGAGAACACGCCACATCGGTTCTGGTGCGCGTTTAGCAACCCCCGGCGTAACCAAGGCTATTTCTTTGAGTGCTTCAACAGCAAGCGCGACTTCTGGGCAACAGAAAACATCGACGCCCGCGACGTAGAAGGCACCGACAAGCAGATCTACGAGCAAATCATCGCGGAGTACGGCGAGGACTCGATACAGGCCAAGGTCGAGGTGTTCGGGGAGTTCCCAAGCGCGGGCGATGACCAGTTCATCGGCCCTAGCCTAGTAGACGCTGCCTTTGGCCGCGCCAAACACAAAGACGAGACGGCGCCGATTGTGATCGGGATTGACCCGGCCAGGTCAGGCGGTGACTCGACAGTCATTGCGGTGAGGCAGGGGCGGGACATCATCGCAATCAAGCGCTACCGGGGCGATGACACGATGACGACCGTCGGGCACGTCATCGACGCGATCGAGGAGTACAAGCCCACGCTGACGGTCATTGACGAAGGTGGGCTGGGGTATGGCATACTTGACCGACTGGTAGAACAGCGGTATAAGGTGCGTGGGGTAAACTTTGGCTGGAAAGCCAAGAACCAGATCATGTGGGGCAACAAGCGCGCGGAGATGTGGGGGCTGATGAGGGACTGGCTGAAGAACGCCAGCATCACGCCAGACCGACAGCTCAAGGCGGACCTGACCGGCCCCAAGACCAAGCCGGACTCAAGCGGTACGATCTTCTTGGAGAGCAAGAAGGACATGAAGGCTAGAGGACTTGCCTCACCCGACGCGGCCGATGCGATCGCCGTGACGTTCGCTTACCCCGTCGCCAGCCGCGAACCCCGCGTCGCTCAGGCCCGCCGCACCTACAGCGACCGCTCATCGGGCGCTACAAGCTGGATGGGGGCGTGATGGCTACGAAATCTGTGAGTCTGGCAGTCGGACGGGGCGAGAAGCGCCCTACAAGCCAAGGCGCGGGCCTGACCGCTAAGGGCAGAGCTAAGTACAACGCAGCTACCGGTAGCAACCTGAAAGCACCCGCGCCGAACCCCAAGACAGAAGCAGACAAGGGGCGCAAGGCGTCGTTTTGTGCCAGGATGGGCGCAGTGGCCGCCAAGGCCAAGGACGGTGAGCGGGCTAAGGCGTCACTCAAACGATGGAAGTGCTGACATGAAGACTTGCTTTAAGTGCAAGACCAGCAAGCCGTTTGACTTGTACTTTAAGCACGCGCAGACAACAGACGGCTATCATAGTTGGTGCAAAGAATGCTGCACAGCAGGCAATGAGCGGTCTAGAGCTAAGCAAAATTCCACAATTGAAGGCCGCGCAAGAGTGTTTTTGCAAAACGCCCGAAAAAGTGCTACCAAACGAAAGCAAATTTTTGCTTTGACTGTTGCCGACATTGTCGAATGTTGGCACACCCAATGGGGTGTATGTGCGTACAGCGGACGTCAAATGACGCTTGAAGCGGGGCATTTGCATACGGTTTCCATAGAACGTATTGATAGTTCCGTTGGTTACACGCCAGAAAACACAATTTTGGTGTGCCAAGCAATAAATCGCATGAAATCAGACTTTGCATACGAAGATTTTTACGCGCTGTGCCGAGATGTTGCACAATTTCTTGGTGACGATAGACTAGAGCTTGCGGTTGGAGCGCACAAATGAAAAAACCAGGCAGCCCCGGTCTTTATGCTGCAATTCACGCCAAACAAGAGCGCATCAAAGCCGGATCGGGCGAGAAGATGCGAAAGCCTGGTTCAGCAGGTGCGCCGACTGCCAAAGCGTTCCGTGAGTCAGCCAAAACAGCTAAGAAGAGGTAGACATGCCCCTCGTCAAGTCACCCAGTAAAGCCGCCTTCCGTAAGAACATCTCTGCGGAAATAAAAAGCGGCAAAAAACCGGCGCAAGCCGCTGCAATCGCGTACGCAACCCAGCGCGCGGCAGCCAAACCAATGAAAAAGAAGTAATGGCCTACGACGCTACAGGTATAGGCGGCGCTGCTGAAGTCGCAGACGTAGGCGGCTACGAAGGCGACCCGCCCGACAACACGAGCGGGCATCGGCTGTCGTTAATGCGCGACCGCTTTAGAACGGCGGTCAGCGCCTACAGCGACACCCGCGAAGACCAGTTGGACGACTTGCGGTTCATGGCCGGATCGCCTGACAACCACTACCAGTGGCCAGCCGACGTGCTGTCGGTACGCGGGTCGGTGCAAGGGCAGACGATTAACGCCAGGCCATGCCTGACAATCAACAAGCTGCCACAGCACGTGCGTCAGGTGACGAACGAGCAGCGGCAAAACCGGCCGTCGCCCAACGTCATCCCGGCCGATGACAAGGCCGACGTCGAGGTGGCTGAGATTTTTGACGGCATGATCCGGCACATTGAGTACATCTCAAATGCGGACGTGGCGTACGACACCGCGTGCGACAACCAGGTGACGTTCGGCGAGGGTTACATCAGGATTCTGACCGAATACTGCGATGAGACGAGCTTTGATCAGGACATCAAGATCGGGCGCGTACGGAACAGCTTTTCGGTTTACATGGACCCGACGATCCAAGACCCGTGCGGTGCGGATGCCGAGTGGTGCTTTATCACCGAAGACATCCTGAAGACCGATTACGAGCGGATGTACCCGAACGCCATGCCGGTCAGTTCGATCATGACGCAAGGGGTGGGCGACCAGTCGCTGTCGCAGTGGCTGGGCGAGATGACGGTGCGGATTGCAGAGTATTTTCACTGCGAATATAAGCCTGCCACGCTCAACCTGTACCCGGACGGCACCACAACGTTCCAAGGCACGCCCCAAGACAAGATGATGCGTCAGATGGGGCTAAAGCCCTCCCGGCAGCGCAAAGTTCAGCGCAAGAGCATCAAATGGTGCAAGACGAACGGGTACGAGATGATTGAAGAGCGCGAATGGGCAGGGGCGTACATCCCTGTCGTGCGCGTAGTGGGTAACGAATGGAACATTGAGGGCCAGCTTGAGATTTCAGGTTTGGTCAGGAACGCCAAAGACGCCCAGCGGATGTACAACTACTGGGTAAGCCAAGAAGCGGAAATGCTGGCGCTTGCGCCCAAAGCACCGTTTATCGGCTACGGCGGTCAGTTTGAGGGTTACGAAGAGAAGTGGAAGACCGCAAATACGCAGAATTACCCGTATTTAGAGGTCAATCCCGACGTAACTGACGGCGCAGGCAACACCCTGCCGCTACCGCAGCGCGCCCAGCCGCCGATGGCCCAAACGGGGCTAATTCAGGCCAAAATGGGGGCGTCAGAAGACATTAAGGCGGCAACCGGGCAGTACAACGCAAGCCTTGGCATGACGTCAAACGAACGGTCTGGACGGGCTATTCTGGCCCGCCAACGTGAGGGCGACGTCGGTACTTACCACTACGTTGACAATTACGCCCGCGCAATTCGCTACGTAGGCCGTCAACTGGTCGATCTGATTCCCAAAATCTACGATACGCCTCGCATCGCGCGGATTATTCAGGTTGACGGGCAGTCGAACATGGTGCGGCTTGACCCCAACCAGCCGGAACCGGTGCGAAAGATGGTGAACGAAGCCGGTGTGGTGGTGCAGAAGATTTACAACCCCGGCGTGGGCAAGTACGACGTCAAGGTGACCGTCGGACCAAGCTACCTGACCAAGCGTCAGGAGTCGATGGACGCGATGAGCCAGATTCTGCAAGGCAACCCAGCGCTCTGGGCAGCGGCAGGCGATCTGTTCGTGAAAAACATGGATTGGCCAGGCGCACAAGAGCTGGCAGAGCGGCTGAAAAAGATGATCGACCCGAAACTGCTGCAGGACGAGGACGATCCAGCGTTGCAGGCGGCCAATCAGCAGATCCAAGCCATGCAAGCGCAGATGGAGCAGATGTACAACATGCTCCAGAACGCTAGCAAGTCGATGGAAGCGCAGAAATTGCGAATTGACGAGTACAATGCTGAAACGAAGCGTTTGCAAGCCATCCAGAGCGGTATGACGCCTGATCAGGTGCAGGATGTGGTCATGCAGACGCTAAAAGACGTGATGACAGCGGGTGATATGGTCATGGCCCAACAACAAATGGCTATGCAAGGAGTGCCACAGTGAGCTGCGCAGATTTTATCGGCACGCTTTTTCTGGCGCGAGATGTCACCCATTCGGTCCATCTAAACACCAAGTCTTACGCCAAACACGTCGCATTGAACGAGTTTTACGACGGGATTGTTGATCTGGCCGACAAGTTTGCCGAAGCCTATCAGGGCAGGCACGGGCTAATCGGCCCTATCTCGCTCATGAGCGCCAAGAAGAACAGCGACGTGATTGAGTTTCTCAAAGACTCGCTTGCCGACATTGAAGAGATGCGGTACAAGGTCTGCGATAAAGACGACACGCCGCTGCAAAACATCATTGATGAGATCGCGGGGCAGTATCTCAAAACTTTGTACAAACTTCGCTTCCTCGCATAAGGACGCACGATGGAACTTCTTAATCCTCTTGCCGATGGCAATTTTCCAGCCCGCACCGCGTCCTATACGGGCACGGCTGGCAGCACAGCCACGTGGCCAGCAGGCCCGCAAGGCGTGGTGATCTGGTCAACGACTGCGGCTTACGTGACCGTGGGCGAAGGTGTGACCGCGACTACCAGCTCAACGCCAATCCCGGCCAATACGCCTATCCCGTTCATCGTACCGTCTGGTACTGGTGCAGATTGGCGGGTTAGTGCGATCCAGATTGGATCGGCAGGCACCGTTTACGCCAAACCCATCAATATCCGATGAGCTTCGGCATACCCGTCCGAAACGGACTTGGTTTAGGGCTGGGCACGGTCGCCACGCTGGCGACTGACTTTGCCGGCCCTAACCCTGGCCCGCCGTGGATCGTGTTAACCAGCGATGCAACGCCGTACACTGTTGATGAAGAAGTGCTGAACAGTGCAGGCACCAGTTATTACGTTGTTGAGACTGTGCTGACTTCAGACGGCACGTCTTACAGCCCAATTTAAGGAGAGCGCCGTGGCCGCTTACGAGGTACTTCTTCTCAACACAGCAGTCCCCCAGATCCAAGCTGCACAGTCAGGCGACACCTACGTTGTGCCGAGGGACATTGCGTTTTCGGCGGTTGCCAATCTTGCTAACGGAACATATCTGCTTCCGGCTTTGGCGTTTAGTTCCGATCCTGACACGGGCATTTTCCGTCAAGGTGCTAATGCGCTGGGGTTTACTGCTGGTGGTGGTGCAGATCAGATGGTGCTGACCACCACAGGTCTGGGTATTGGGACGAATAATCCTGCGGTAAAACTGGATGTCACAGGGGCAGGGCAATTTAACTCTTCGGGTGAAGCCTTAACAGTTGGCTCATCTGCTCTTGCGGCAAACACCGCACAGTATTTTAGAAACACAAGCGGATACAGTGTTTTA